TAAAAGACCCTGAGTGCATGGGAAGCCCTATTCATATCTGGAACATTGCTGATACTTCTCGAATACATGCGAGTAATTTGCTTATTAATGGCTTAGACCCCGAAACAGCATGCTTAGGAGACAGCGCCGCAGGAGCCAACTCGTTAGGTTATCATGGTCCAGGCGGCAAGTGGTGGAATGGTGTCTCTCTTGATTATTTTGGTCAAGGTGGGCGAAGAAGCACATATGGCGCTATAGGTAACCAATTCGCTAACTGTGGTATTTTCCGCTTAATGCTTTCCACAAGAGGAGACTTAAAAGGGATGTACGACGTTAGTACTTTGAGTGGAAACAGTACAGGCAACCAGGGGTGGGAAAACACTGTCCTTTCTGGNGGCTCATTCGTTGACCAAATTAACGGTCAAGGATATACCCACTTCACCCAAAACACGCGGATGCTAGGAACAGCTGACAAGAGAAGCATCACAAACACCGACTCAGACATGCCAGGAGGAGTTTACGAACTTTCTTCCTGTTTACGAGTCTTTGGTTGGGGACACCCGTCAAGGGTGCCAAATACGGGAGCCGCGCAAATGGGAGCGAGGATAGCACCCGGGCTCAACAGTCAACCGCAATGGGAATGGTCTCCAAGAGCAACTAAGCCCCCCTACCGACCCCGATGGCTATCGCGTAAGCGTTGACGCTCCAGTAGCCGCAAATAAATTCGTGGGACGGAATTCTGTCTTTAACTTCTTTGGGGGAAATATTCCTATCGATAGTTTTGATTTTGACGCATTCTCAAACCTATTAAGCACTGCCACCACCCCTCCTCTGGGAAGAATAGACCTGGTAGGTATTACCACCGTTAATGGTGCTATGGACGACCCATTCCTTCCAGGAAACCCAACAGGTAGTGGACAAGTAGTAGGAGACGGATATCCTAAACTTGCTGTTGTTAAAGGTGCTGGGATTACTCGGGATAATGACGGAGTAAGGGAAGTTGTTATTGGGGAGAAGTACATTACTCTTGGAACCCCTCAAGAAAACTTAAATGAGTACGGAAGAGACTTACAAGGAAACGTAGTACCTAACCCAACATTCGGTACTGTCCCATCTCCTGATGACGTAGTAAACGCATGCTTTTCTAACCAAGAGGTTGTGACGAGCCTTTCTGAACTTGCTGCCAATAACGAGAACGCATCCTTCTTCTTACCTTTGGCATATGTTTACGTACCACAAAGTTATGTTGCAGGTAACCCAATCCCTAGACAAAACCTAAAAGACATCCGGCCTTTCTTCAGAACCGCAGAATTGTCTGTTCAAGAAAGACAAGCTCTAGCATCATCGGATAACCCAAGTTACCGCAACGTAGTCATTACACAAAGTAGGCTTAACGACACGTTCTCTACGGAAATCGATAGAGATAACGGTTCACCGACTATCCAAGCCCAGATTCAAGAGCTTAGAGATGAGGTACAGACGATAACAGTTGAACGAAGTCATCTGTGCGGCACTCCATACCTGTTTAGGTCAGGTGGAATTTCCAACGGTGCTACTTATAACGTGACGCCTGCTATTCTACCGGAACATCGAGGAAAAAATATTACAACTCTTTATGTTTATATGAGACCGCATGGAAGTACTGGAGATATTAGTAATGGGTGGGCTGGCGTCGAAACCCTTGGAGGCTTTGCTGTGTGGATAATGAACTGGGGTAATACAATCAAACATTCCAGCTCTATTCTTGCTTCACCTGGACAAGGGAACGTAGCCGCTAGAACTGACGGCGCTGGAAACGTAATCGTTAAAACTCGACAAAGTGGAAGCAACATAAGTGTCTACGCATATATTGCTGGATATAGTTACGAAGATACTATTACTTTTTAAAAATAAAACCTATATAATACACTATGTGGAAAACCATTTTAAATAATATCAATACTCTCATCTTAGCGAACTGGAAAGCTCTTTTCATGTTTGTACTGGGAGCTCTCGCAGGAGTATTCCTGCTTTCATGTGCTATGACCAACAAAGTCGTCGATACAACCCAAGAGGTTCTAACTGACGCAGTTGATTATGTGGTCGAAAAGACAGCAGGCGCCGACGAGGAAACTCCAGACGCTGAATGAAACTTTTAATAAGCATTCTGCTGCTAACATCTAGCTGTTCAACATTAGCCCCCATCTTTGGTGGCGCAGCTGGGGCAGCGGCAGGAAGTTTAGGAGGACCAGCTACTGCTGCTTTAGGTGGTGGTGCTGGTGTCGCCGTTGCTCAAATGGCATACCCTAATAATGATGCGCCTGTAAGTGATGCTGTCGCATTAGCTGCTGCCAACTCAGGTAAGCCAGCACCCGGAACTGCAGCAAGTACCATCTACGAAACAAAAAGTTTAATTTTTCAGCTTGGATGGTGGTATGCAGCAATCTTCGTACTTATACCTTTGGTAACTAAGCGCGGTAGAAAGTGGGTAAAGAAGTTCTCAGACCTAGGAAACACTGTATCTCAAAAAGATATTGATGCTAGAGATGAAGAACAAGATGTCCGTTTAGCAAAGATTGAAGAAATGCTGGCTAAAAAAGAATAGATTTTTTTTAAACCCCTCTAGATACAGTAGAGGAAAACCTCTACACAATTATGAAATACATCGTAAACGAAACAAACTCTTGTGGTCAAGCAAGTCTTTCTGATAAAGCCCGTAACTCTATGCTTGAAAGCCTGGGTTACGAAGTAAAGGAAGAACTGGTACAGGAAAATCAAATCCCGGTTGATACCTTAGCTGACCAAAGCGCTGAGGTCGAAAATGACTCAGAAATGCCTACACTCTACGAATGGGACGGCTCGGTTTTTGCTTTGGATGACGAAGTATTTGAAATCGAGGGCGACCTTTTCCTTAAAGCTATCGAGCTAGATGGTGAAACTAAGAGTAAGTTAGACGAGTCTCACGCTGAACTGTTTATTAACGAAGTTAAGTTTGACGAGGCTGGATACACTCTTGGCGATATCTACGACTACGGTAAAGAAATCTACATCAAGCTAGACGAATCCTACATGGAAGGCAAGAAGAAAGGTGATAAGTCTGCTGACAAGGATAAGGACGACGACAAAGGCGACTTCGAAACTGGTGAACGTAAAGGCGACAAGTCTAACGTAAAGAAAGACGCTGACGATAAAGGCGACTTCGAAACTGGTCAACGTAAAGGCGATAAGTCCAAGACCCACAAAGGCAAGGATTTCATGGACAAATTAAAAAAAAAGTAGTTGAAGAGGCTGAAGCAGCTGTAACTCAAAGTACTTTGGATAACGAGACCTCTAAGGACAGGCTTACACGCCAACTTAAAGGTCTCGATATGTCCTCCGAGGCTGGTCGCCGAAAATCTAATGAGTTGAAACGTCGTCACAGAGCCCAAGAGCTAGATGCGAAGGACGCAGCAGCCGGTAAAACCCAAGGAACAAAAACAAATCCAGACGGTACTACGAAAGCACCAGCCGCTATACCTCACGATGCAGCCGCAGAAAAACAAGCAGCAAAAGACGCACTATAATAATGAGTAAATCAATGGCACAAATGGCAGACGAGATTTTAGGAGGAGCCTTAACAGACCCTTCTAAAAATCCTCATGACCCTGCGGTAGGACACCAAGCCCATATGCCAATGATGGACCACAACGACACGTTGCTGGAAATGAACGACACACAGCGCGCTCAGTTAATGGGTGTAGCTGGAGTTCCTGTTAAGGAAGAAGTTATTGAAGAGACGAAAAAAGAAGAGCCTACTCCCTCAGGCTGGGGAGCACCTACTACCAGCTTAGAGATTACTCCTCAAGATTTAGAAACTTTATCTGAAGCCAAACGTATTATTGAAAAAATCCAAGAAGCTACCACGGTAGGAATGATTGGAGTAAATATGGCTGGCGGAACACCCTCACCAAAACCAAAGAAACAAACTGTCCCTGGAAACGTAAACGTTACCAAACCCCCGAAAAAGCGAGTCAAAGCAAAGACTAAAAAACCAAGCTCGGATTTCCTAGCATACCTCAAAGCATAACATGTTACTAAGAGACTTTAACGAATTTCAACCCCTTCAAATTTTAAGTGAGGGGAAAAGCAGCAAGACCATGAAAGTGCGTGGTATTTTCAGTGAAGCTGAAAAGAAGAACGGGAACGGCAGAATATACGAAAAGAAACTCCTTGAAAGAGAAGTTAGAAACTTACAACCTCAGATTGCTGAGCGCCGTTTATGTGGTGAGTTAGACCATCCAAATGATGAAGTGGTTCATCTAGCTAATGTCTCTCATATTATTACTAACTTACAAATGGAAGGTAACAACCTAGTAGGCGAGGCAGAGTTTCTCGATACCCCCTCCGGAAGAATCCTACAAGAACTAGCTAAAGCTGGTGTACGTATTGGTATTTCTTCCCGCGCCACAGGCAGTGTAGAACACGATATGAAGGAAGACGCATACATGGTCCAAGATAATCTCCGTATGATTACTTGGGATATGGTAGCAGACCCTTCTTGCCAAAACGCATTTCCACAGCTAGTTGAACACAAAAAACTAGTTGACTACTCCCGAAGCAACCCTGATAAGGTTGACCCATTAAATTCTGAAAAAATTTACCTTGAAGCTTTAAGACGTATTTTGAGTTAAAAAAACGGACTTTTTTCTTTAAACATAGTAGATATAAACAGTAGGAGATTTTCCATGAAAGATAAACTAGAAAAAATTGCACAACTACTTCCTGACGGATTCTCAAAGACCGGCTTGAACGAGGTTCTTAGCCTTGTTGAGTCTGCGGTCGAGGAGCGCGTAGGGGAGGAAGTTAAATTACTAGAAGCCAAAGTAAGTGGTTTCTTGCGTTCAAAAATTGGTGACCTTAAAGAGGTTGCCCGCCAAGAGCTAGAAGCGAATGATGAAATTCTTCGCGGATACAGCATGTTTGAACAAATCCGCGCCTTAGTCGCCTCCGAAGTTGAAACTTCTGATGTTGATTCAGCTGTCGCTAAACAACAAAAAGAAATTGACGAACTTCAAGAGAGTCTGTCTACAGTAAACAGTAGACTCAAAAACTCTCTTCACGAAAATTCGATGCTCTGTGATAGAGTAGAGAATTTNAACGAAGCAAACGAACAACTAACCGAGAGTAATAAACTTCCGTTTAAATCCTCAGAGACTGCTGTCGTAATAACCAACGAAACCGACTCGAGCCGTCCTTCTCCCGAAGCGGCTAACAACATCTTCCTCACCGAAGACGTAATCAACCTGTCAAAGCAGGAAGTCCTAAAAGACTAAAAATAAAATTATGTTAAATTCTAATCAGAATCAATCTTTATGTGAGAAGTGGGAACCAATCCTGGAAGGAATCGGCGATGAATCTACTCGTCAGATGACTGCCGTTCTACTGGAGAACCAAGCCAAAAGTATTCTTACAGAGAACACTCGCGAGTCTGGTACTCTTGAAGAAGCAACTACTGTGGGTAACCTCGGTACTTTCCAAAAGTTCGCATTTCCTCTCGTCCGCCGGGTTTTCCCGGAACTAATCGCCAACAAGATTTGTGGTGTTCAACCAATGCAAGGTCCTGTATCTCAGATTTTCTATCTAGGTTACAACCGTACTGGCGAAACCGCTGTAAACACAGGCACAACTGAAGTAGCTTACTCCCGTTACCGTTTGGTATATGGTGGTCGCTTCGGTGAGGCACAAAGTAATTTGGCTTCACTTGATAGTGATTCAGCTAAAGCTGATGGTCCTGGAGGCACTTCGCCATCCGGCGCTTTGGCTTACTCAGGTCTTTCTGCAGGTGATAAAACAACTTGGACTTCTGGTACTGCTGGCGGTAAAATTGCTGCTTGGCCGAATCAAGACTGGGTTGGTGCTCAATACTTCGTATCTGCGGGTGAGCGTCTAACTGGTTCTGGTATCCCTGAAGTTAACTTCACTATTGAACAACAAGCTGTAACTGCACGTACTCGTAAGTTCCGCGCCCTATGGACGTTGGAAGCTTCACAAGACCTTCGTGCTTACCACAACTTGGACCTAGAGCGTGAATTGACTGAGCTTCTTTCTAAAGAAGTAGCTTTGGAAATTGACCGTGAATTGGTTGAATCAATTCGTTCATTAGCATACGACTTCCCTGTAACGGGAACTGGTTCTGCTGATGCACGTAAGACCTTTGGTCGCAACAACTGGAACCAAGCCAATGCAAACAGCTTTGGTGATAGTCTAGAAGGTGGTGCTCAAGGTTCTTTTGATTACCAACAGCCTTTCGGTGCAACCAACGCTGGTCGTGATACTGCTGCAGGCGCTACTGCTGGTCAGCCAGGCTCTAACCGTGGTGGTTTAACTGACACTATGCCAACAACAGCCGGTAACGGTTCAAACGTGTTCTTCGTTGACTTCGGAACTACAGCTCTAGGGCTTGCTCCTCGTCACGTAGGTGAGGTTTACGCCAACTTGGTTGCCGTAGTTAACTTCGCTGCACAAGATATCTATCGCACAACTCTACGCGGTGCTGGTAACTGGATTGTATGTTCACCTTTGGTGGCTGCTATGCTCCAGTCTGCTGCAAAGCTAGAAGGTGGTATAGGTCCAGACCAAGCAGGTCAGCTAGGTGCTACTATTGAATACAAAGGTAAGTGGATGGGTGCTTACGACGTTTACGTCGACCCTCTATACCCTGAAGATGAATTGATGGTTGGTTACAAAGGCTCTTCGCCTATGGATGCCGGTTTCGTGTACTCACCGTACATTCCGCTCCAAATGCTACCAACAATCACGGACCCAGAGACGTTCCAGCCACGTAAAGGTTTGATTACTCGTTATGCGACTACTCAAATTAACCCGGCTTCACGTTTCTACCGTATCATCCGTATCGTAGGTGCTGATAGTCGTTACTTGACAACTCCGTTCCAGAAAGCTGGCGGTATAGGTTCCCCAGTCTACTAATACTCCTTAGTATATTAATAAAGGAAGCCCAGCTAGTTTTAGCTGGGCTTCTTCCATATATAATAGTATAATGGCACAGTTCCCAGGAAAACCAAACTTTGTGTGGGGTCCGTTCGATACGGTTAGACAAGGAGCAGGCGCTAACGAAAGTAATTTTGTAGCACCCTCTGGAGATATCCCGTACGATTCCCTAAACCGTAGATTCTTCAGCGACACCGTGGAGTTTAATCGCTTTTACACGACCATCCATGATTTCGTAAAGGCTCGGTTGGGGCATCCCGTAGTTCGAGTGGAGTTAGCTGATTTTCAAATCCTTACTGCTATTGATGAAGCGATTAGTAAATTAGATTACCATGCACCTGACTGGTGTTCCCAGTTAGCCGCATTCTCTACGTCGGCTGGCATTAACATGTACGAATTACCTTCTTACATGATTAATAATTTCAAGTACGCAGCGTACAAGAAGACCTTGTTAAGTATCCCTATGGCAGGTCAATCCCTTGAACAAGACTTTTTTATTAAATACTTTCAAGACCAATTTTTGTTTCAAGACTTCTCTGTAGGCGATTTCCTATTAATGAAGATGCACCTTAAGCAGATGCGTAAAATCTTGGGGCGTGATGGGTCGATGTCAGTAGTAAACAATAAGTACTTAGTAATAGCACCTACACCCACCGATAACGATGCCCAGGACGTAGTGATTGAGTATAAAGCACTAAACTCCGATACGCTACACCATTACTTTATATCTTGGATTCAAAGATTTACATTAGCAATATGTAAAGGAATTCTAGGAGGGATTCGAGGTAAGTATGCAGATTTACCTTCCCCTCAAGGAGGAGCTCGCTTAAACGGCGCGTCTTTAATACAGGAGTCTGAACGTGAGATGGCTCTACTCGAAGAACAATTGCTTCAAGAGATTGAAGAGCCAGCAAGCTTCTCTACTTACTAATGGTCCTTGTATCTGGCACCCCGTTTGATAACTATCCGCATAATGTGCCGGATGGTACTAAATCCATTAAATATAACGGTAAACGTATTTCTAATAAATTTACGATTAAAAAGCAGCTCTTTGAAAGAGAAAATAAAAATTTTAGAAGTTTAGAGTTTTACCGCGCTACTTCTAAGGAATTACTGGGGTTGTTAAGTACAGGGCAGATACTAGGAACAGACAATAAGATTGCACAAGTACAAACCTTTTACGCTAATTATGAAAGAGCGATTGCAATGTTATTCAAGACACGAAACCTAACATTGCCTTTAATGACGTTAGCTATTAGCGACACAAAAGAGGACCTAGACCGTAGGCGCCCGGATTTCGACATAGAATACTGGACTGTTCAAAATAAGGAAACTCGTAGGCACACCCGAGTAGCCTCCCTCTCCCCAAAAGCAGTTAAAATATCTTACACTTTAAACCTATGGACAAGGTACGTAGAAGATATGAACCAATTGTTAGAGTATGTATTGCAGTTGTTCCGCCCTCATTTACGAGTAGAGACTAATTTCATGACGAATGCTTGTGCGTTTATTACAGCTATCTCTGACAACTCAACCCTAGCTGCCACTGATAGACAGGACAGGATAATCAGAAAAACTGTTACCTTTGAGGTTGAAACCTATATGCCAACCAGGCAATATCAAATACAGTCTAACGGGGACATTGTAGATTTGAACTACGATATCTCTATAGAGCCAGAAGGAACGCTTAACCTTCCTAATTTGAACGCATCTGCCACGGAGAGCATGACTCTGTACCCCCTGTCATCTACCAACGACGCAACATAAAAAAAATAATTAGAGCATTTTCCTAGAAGTATCCCTCTAAATACTATAGGAAGAGAAATTTATTATGACTTCAAAAACAGCAACAATTATCAACGTAGCATCTCAAGATTTAGAGATAGTGCTTAAGTCAGGACGTCAGTTCGAACACATCTGTTTGCAATCTGGACAAAATATTTCGGTTCCTAGAAAATCCATCACTGATTTGTGCTTGGAACTTCAGCGGAGACAGCTTCTTCAAATTCTTTAAAAATAAAACTTAATTATGGCTAATTTCATTTCCCCAGGTGTTTACACAATCGAAAAGGACGTATCTGATTACGCTCCAACAGTAAGCCCTTCTATTGTAGGTCTTGTTGGCTTCGCGTCCCAAGGTCCGACAGACACCCCAACACTTTTAACATCCCCTGCAGACCTACTTCGTACCTTTGGTACACCTGATTTGGTAACAGGAGGTCAAGGCATCTACGGTGCTTTAGAAATCCTACAAAAAACAAACCAAGTTTACTATGTCCGTGCTGCTACAACAAGTGCCTCAACAGCTAAAGGCTCTGGTAAGTTAGCGCAATGCCCTAACACCCGCATCGCAGTTGATAAGATGGACCATAACTTAGTTTATCGTTTTGACACCCGCACTTTTGATGCTGACGGAGCACAGTACGGCGAGACATCTCAAACCTACGCATACCGTGAACGTCCTTACGTGTCCGGCACACAGGACAACTTTATGCCAACCACCCCAGCCGCGAGCTGGACGACCTCCGACTGGAACAATGCGATTGCAGCTGGTGTAGGTGATGTCTTTGACGCGCAAACAGGAAATGTTGGTTACATACCAAGTGGTGGAGGTGGAACAAGCGGTTTGTTTACCTCAAGACTGCCAGGTGCTACGGCATCAACCGCCTCCCGTTTAGAAACTACGATATACTACTCTTCAGGAGTATCTGCTGCAGGCACTTATACTGGAACTTACCTCTCATCTACTCCTATTGATGTTACAGATTTAACTTTCTACAAGGCTGCTGACGGGACTCCAAGTCACGTAACTACCGCAGTGTTCGATGTACTTCAAGCACCAAGTGGTACGAATGATGTGTATCTAACTGCATCTTCGGTACTTACAGGAGCTAATAACTTGGCTTCTAGTGGTTTGACGTTCCTGCCAAAGAATGGAGCAGGTGCGTACCTACTCGAATCCCTTTACCCAGGTCTAGGGTATAACTACTCTGCTATTAACTACCAAGGGGGTCTTCAATATCGAGGGCTTCAAGCAAGTATTAACAACTTTGTCGATGGAACATTCGCACTGAATATTGCTGATGGTGGCGGTACAGAAGAGACTTACACTATGCAAATGACCAAGCCTACGAGCACGGTAAGCGCAATTAGTTTATACCCAGAAGACGTTCTTAATAAAGGTAACGACAATGCAGTATCTCACTACGTTAAAGGAAACTTTTACAAATTTAATAGCGCGACATTCCCCGTATCAGGCACAGTATCTGCCGTAACGTCTTGGACAGCCCCTACATCTTGGGGTGGAAACTTCAGCTTCGGTACCTACGCTGTTAACAACAACCTTAGTGTTTTGGCGGGAGGTAACGCAAGTATCCCAGCAAACTGGAATGGTGTCGCAAGCCAAAGTAATTTCCGTGCAGTAACCTTGGTTGAAGATTACAAAGACTTCTCTCAAGGAGCCAACGGTGATGCTTCTGATTATGGTGGCAATATGTCGGACACAACTGTTCGAGCTGCTATCATAGGAAACACAGGAAATAAGAGTGGTCTCCACGCTTTAGACCAAGAGGATGTGCCGGTAACAATCGCAGCTGTCCCAGGTGTAACAGACCAGAACGTACAAAACTCTCTAATCTCTTTAGCTGAAACTACACAAAACTTCCTAGGTGTAGTATCTCCTCCAGTAGGATTTAGAAGCTCCCAGCAAGCAATCCAATGGACTAACGGCAAAGGAACAGGCAGAACTGCTGCTATCAACAGTAGTTACGGCAGTGTATATTGGCCATGGGTAAAAATGTTCGATGGCTTTACAGGTAAGGACCTTTGGATGGACCCATCTATTTTCGCTATCGGGCAAATGTGTTACACTGACGAAGTAGCTGACCCTTGGTTTGCTCCAGCGGGTCTACGCCGTGGTCGTCTAACTAAACCAGTTGATGTTGAGGTAAAACTTAACCAAGGTGATAGAGACGCGCTATACGGTCCAGGAAACGTTATAAACCCAATCACTAAATTTACAAGTGATGGCATCGTAATCTATGGTCAACGCACAGCTCAACGAGCTGCTACTGCTCTTGACCGAGTCAACGTTCGCCGTATGATGATTTTCCTTCGTCGTCTAGTCTTGCAGTCTACTCGCCGTTTCGTATTCGAGCCTAACGACCCTATTACATGGGAGCAGATTCGTAACATCCTATCACCGGCACTTGGTGATATTCAACAACGTCGCGGAATCACAGCCTTCAAGGTTGTCTGTGACGAAACTACCAACACCCCACTACGCATCGACCGCAATGAGCTTTGGTGCAAGGTGATTATCAAGCCTACGAAGACTGCTGAAATGCTTATCTTTGAGCTTAACCTCACAAATCAATCAGCTAGTGTATAACACTATATAAAGTACAGGAAAACTTATTATGGCAGACGGCAAATTTTATGTAGACAACGCGGTAAATCTCTTAGCAGATACACCGCGCCTATCTCACGCTCTTGAATCATTTCGCGCATACAGTTGGGAGATTCAAATCCCACAGTTCGCGGGTGTTTTGAGCCAAGTTCCAGGACTGGAAAACAACGACCGACTAACGTTGGCATGTAAAAAGATTACTCAACCAGGCTTTACTGTTGAAGATATCGAAGTACATCGTGTTAATGAAAAGTTTTACTACCCAGGTAAACCTACTCCAGATAACATTACGGTTACTTTCGACAACCTCATCAAAGGCGATGTAGCTGATGCTTTGTTTGCGTGGATGAGAAGTGTGTACGACCCAGTATACGGAATTCACTACGCAGGTCTAGGCAATGGTACAAGCGATGTAAACCAAAGCCCTGAAGGTTTAGCGGGTATGACTCAAGCACCTATCTTTAAACGCACAGTAACCATCTGGCAGCTAGACGCTCACCGTAACCCAGTTACGCACGTGAACCTATATGGCTGTTACCCTAAAGGTTGGAAGCTAGGAGAGTTTAACTACGAGACTAACGATTTCCATACAATTGAGATGGACCTTCGTTACGACTTCGCGGTACAGTTCACTGAAACATCGGATATTGACCCAGTCATGTCTCCGATAGCAGTAAGCTAATAAAGATAAATTAAAATTTTTTAAGGCTTCTCTAGTAAATACTAGGGAAGTCTACTTTAATATAATATGGATAATTTCACTACCTTCACCGCCGCATATCTCAACACAGGAAACACTATGGTGTTGTCTGAAGAAACGATTGATGATAGTAACGTCGCGAACTGGGCTAAGAACTTTTCTATGTTGGACGAACCAACGCTTCAAAAGATACTGGGTCTCACACCCGCTAACGAAGAGGGCGAAAGTTTACAGAAACAAGCAATGGCAGTGCCAGGCACACCCCTTTCCAAGGGAACCGAGGTAGGTTACGTCGCCAATTCTGCCGGAGGACAAACAAAAGTAACACCTAACGGCAACGCATATATGAATACCGACCAAAACAGTTGGAAATTTCTTATTGACTATGTCCTTAAAAATAAAGACCTTCTCGACGATGAGAGTGGGAAGAAGAAGCCAGGTGATGAGATTGGCACCACCGAGTTCGCCGCAGGCATGGACCCCAATGGTCCACCTGAGGAAAACGAAAAGCTTCTACGCGCTGAATCCGCCGCGATTTGTGAGGAGATGGAGACAGCCTGTACGACTTTTACTAAAAAGGTAGATGGCAAGCTAGACCGTAGCCAGATACCAGAAAAAGCACAGAAAAACATGGGCTGTGATGAACCTTCGAAGACTAAGATGTGTAACGATATGCTCGGTCTCAACGCTCAAGGTCGTATGACAAAGTTCGCCGGACAAAGCGGAGAAACCACCCAAGAAAGAATAGATAATGCCAGGGCTATTATGCAACAGAGAATTGAGCTGTACAAGCTGAGTGATGCAATACTGGAATCCGGCTTTAAAGTGGAAAGTCTTAATTCAGCTCAGCTGGAACTTCTCTCCTGTGTTAAAATGAGAGGTACGGGGCAATCACGAGGCGTCTGGATTTCAGGAGGGAAAGGATGTGACGGGGTTATAGCTGCACTTGCCACTGGTGAAGGTCTTACCGGAGACGAAAGATACGGTATTATGGTGGGAAACCAAAACACTGCGCTTTGGCGAGCAATGAAAGCTGCTCAAGACCAAAAAATAATGACTGGAGAAGGTGAAGAAAAAGAAAATATTATTACTCAAGGCACGGATGAGAGCGGTTTAATAAATTGGTATAATGCTACCTTTGGAAGAATAAACGAAAAATTACTCACATTTGCAATGTGTCTTGCACACTCACCGGGCGGAGTTTTGAAAGGGGAGCAAAAGAAGTGCGCAGCAGACGCAGTCCGCGACATTGTCTCCGAGCTAGGGGGTAACGCAGGTTTCCAGAAAATGTACGAGATGGTAGGGGAAAAGCTAGACGACCCTGAATCCGAATTTGAATACGGGAGCATTGTAGATAAAGGTGCGGATGCAAAAGCTGCAGAGGTAGTTGAGTGGGCGAATGAGAACGGTATCGATTTAGGGGACGATGAAGAGAGAGCTCTTAAAATTATATCTTACCTATTAGTGCAAGGTGTTAATAGATGGGAGGCTGTGGCTTCGCAGATGCCTGAAGGTAGCGAAGTGATTCAGGTGGGCGCTTCGAAAGTTGGGGTTGACCCAGAAGGTAACGTAGATAACGCTGATTCCGTTGTTAAAATGCCAGGAGGTCCTAAAGAGGAAGAGAAATTCTTAGATAGTATAACAACCGAGCCTTTGTACACAGTCACAGAAGAACAATGTCCTGGTCGTGATGACGGAGAAGGGATGGGCATCTCCACAAAAGAATCCACAACCGATACCGGGAAGATGGCAGCAGGAAGCCGCGGGGTTACCAAGACTCAGTCAGAAGAAGCAGGTCTCGCTCGAGATAAGGCGAAGTGCTATGCCGGTGCGGTCTGTGAAAACCACAAAAAGGCAGGAGAGGATTGTGGTTTAGAAGAAGGGTGGGAGGATAACGAAGCAGAGTACCGTCAAGGGCTTGAAGATAAAGTGAATACTTCTATAGAGAAGTTAGCGCAAATGGGGCAGTCCACCCTGGACACCATTATCAGCACCAATACTACTGAAATGTCCTACACCGACGCTCAAAAACAGAAAGGATTTTGGGACGACGTAGCTGCCTGGAAGAAGGAAAAGAACCCTGAGATAAAGAAAAACTTGGAATCCCAGCTAAGAAACAGGATGACGATAGCCGCCCAAGCAAAGGACTTCGAGGATGATGTGCCTGGCTGCCGCGAAAAGCTTATGATAGATGCTTTGTACACTGGAGGCTCTACGAGAGACCAAGCATACG